CTGTTGTAAAGATCCCTGATCCTGAACCAGTCCAGTTCACTCCATTTGACGAATAGGCAAGAGTATGGGTTCCTGAACCTGTCGCAACGGACATCGACGCAGGAAAGGTAATCTGATGGGGACGTGCAGAATTGAATCCTGTAGCCATACATGTAAATGTTGGAGCGAGAATAGCCCCTAAACCGATCCAATTGATACCATTATACGAATAAGCAAGCGTATTTCCGCTACCACTTGCTACCCACATCACACCATTCCACGTGATTTCTCGGCCATCTGTAAATACACTCTTACCTAATCCGGTCCATTTCAATCCATCATATGAATAAGCAATGTTATTACTTCCCGAACCCACTATCACCCACATGATTCCATTCCACGCTACACCAGTACCTGTACTGAATATAATTAATCCAAGACCTGACCAGACAATTCCATTAGAGGACCACGCAATGGTATTTGATAATCCTATACCAACTGCTACCCATATTAGACCATTCCACGCGATCCCATTACCTGATGTAGAGAATATGGATGTTCCTAACACTGACCATTCGATACCATCATAGGAATAGGCTATAGAATTGTTACCAGGAGATGTAATACCACTACCCACAGCAACCCACATACTACCATTCCACGCAATAGCATTGCCTTTAGTCGAAAAAATAGCCAATCCTAATCCTGTCCAATTGATACCGTCATAGGAATAGGCAATCGAATTCGTACCACTACCTACAGCGACCCATATGGCCCCATTCCACGCAACATCTAACCCAGTAGATGTAAAGATCGAAGATCCAAGCCCTGTCCAGTTAATCCCGTTATAAGAATAAGCAATAGAATGTAGTCCACCTAACACATCACCTACAGCAACCCACATGGTTCCATTCCATGCTGCACTATATCCCCTACCGAATATGGTAGCCCCTACTCCCGTCCAATTGAATCCATCATTTGAATAACCGAGCGTATTTATCGCATTACAACACGCGACCCAACGATTCGAAATAGAGGGTCCAAACGTGTACCTCTGTAGTTGATTCGATGGCCCATCTAGACGCACATGAACCCCACTCGTTTTGATAACAGCGTTATTCAAATTAGGAATGGATGATTTCTTGATACTAACACCATTGACAGGTTGTCGAATCGAATAGGTATGCAATGATATAGAACTTACAATAAGTGATGTTGTCGTAGCTGTATTCGCGATGATATTGAAAGTATTCGCCGTTGTAGCGGATATACCCGAATAATTCAGATTGATCGCATTCACAGTGGATGCCGTCAGCGTAGACGTTACGTTCATTGAATTGAATGATACATTATTCGCTGAAAGGGTCGATGTATTCACATTTGTAAGTATAAATGTCGATGCAGTCACATTTGTGCCGCTTACCGCATTCGAAACAATACTACTTCCTGTCATCGTAGAAAATAATATGTTTCCACTTATGGTTGAAGCTGTTATGGCAGAAAGAGTTACTGTACTTCCTTGAAGGGTGGAAACGGAAAGAGACGTTATATTTATTATAGGTGTGATGACTGTAGAAACGCGCATGGTACTTCCTTGAAGTGTTGAACACACAAGTCCATTCGTATTGACACTGGAAGTCACGATACTCGATGTAGTAAATGAGTTTCCAACCATTGTGGAAAATACGATGGAGCCACCATAAAGAGTAGATGCTGTTATTGTTGACGCAGTCAAGGAGCTTCCAGCGATAGTAGAGAAAACAATACCGTCGACTGATAGACTGGAACCAGCCAATGTCGATATAGTAAGTGTACTTCCTTGTATCGTAGAAAAAGCGAATATTTCTCCGTTCATACTGGAACCATAGAGGGTAGATGCAACAACTGCTCTTCCTTGTGACGTTGAAAAAAGAAGTGTATTAGCAGTCATCGATGATATGATCGCAGTCGATGCAGCCAGTATGCTTCCCTGCGCTAACGAAAATGCGAGGTGATTCATATTCATCGTGGAACCGAATATAGTAGAGGTCGCATTACATATGCTTGTATTGATAGTACTTCCTGTCATAGTCGAAAATTCTCCCCATCCGACAACGATACTTGATACGTTTGCAGTAGAAGTGATAAGTGTACTGCCTTGTCCTGTGGAAAATACAATTCCACCAATGTATAACGCTTGACCCGATAATGTATTGGATAAAACGACTGTATCCCCTTGAAGGGTAGAAAAAGTCAGAGATTGGTTCGTTAACGTAGAACCTGATAGGGTGGAGACAGTTAGACTGCTTCCTTGAGCGGTCGAAAATAGCACATTCGATGCATTGAGGCTCGATAGGCTTATCATATTCATTGTCATTGTACTCGGCATCAGACTCGATGCCATTAAGTTGATTCCATTTATTGTAGAACCATGCAATGTGGATGAAATCAATAATGAATTACTTACAATGGTGCTCACTTGAAAACTGGATGCATAGACCGAAGTAGCAGAGAGACTAGAACCGATGAGAGTGGATATAATTACTGTTCTTCCTTGAAGTGAGGAGTATACGAGCGTATCGTACACGATTGTTGAAAACGTTAACACATCGCCAGTGAGAGTACTTCCTGTTAATGTGGACACACCTAGATTGGTCGTAGCCAGGGTCGATCCAGTTAATGTAGAAAAGACAGTTAGGGCGTTTGTAGTAAGCGTACTTCCTGTTAGTGTAGAGAAGGTAATATTAGATGCATGTAATGTACTTGCAATAAACGTAGATTGGGCGGATAAGGTGTTAACATAGATACTGCTTCCAGTAAAAGTAGACATGGACAAACCAATCAAATTGATGGTACATGTAGTCACGGTAGATACGCTTGTCGTATTAGCATAAATAGATGAGTAAAATAGATTCCCCGTGCTAATGGTCGACGCAGTAATCAAGTTATGATAGATGGTACTCCCTATCGCAGTAGTTGTATTACACGATGAAACAGATATACTCGATAGATACATGTTGTTCGAGGGAGCAAGAAGACCATTCGTAGAGGTAACGAGAAGATAATTACTCGATACAGGGTTCAAAAAGGATTGAAATAGATAGGTATTATTTATGGACCCATCATTGTATAGTCGAATGATCAACGGGCCACTATTAATTGATCCAGACGACATTACTATTTATGTACCATATAAAAGCCGTATGGCATTACGATGATAGTTGTTGTGTTTGAATAGAGGCGGAGAAGGTAGTATAGCCTTTGTTGTAATAGGAGTCGCTGATAATGGAGAGTGTATCTGAACTATTTATGACCATCTGACTATCCACCACAACGGGACCGATTCGTGAATTGCCCGCAACGGCGTTGGCTTGCGTAAATATCGTATTCCCGTTGAGAGATGCATACCACGTGATACCGTCTCGCGAATACACGATGGTATTGGTTCCTGAACCTACCGCGACAAATCGCGTTCCTGTCCATGTTACTCCGTTTCCTTGTGCCAAAAGGGCGTTACCTGATGCAGAACCAATCCATACTTCAACATCTGTCGAATAGGCAATGGTATTGGTGCCGTTTCCTGTAGCGATCCATATCGAACCAATGGATGTAATGCTTCGCCCTGCCGTTCCAAAGGTTGCCACACCCAGATCCGTCCATCTAATTGCATCATTCGACCACGCGATCGTCGATGTACCTCCATTTCCTACAGCAACATATGTATTACTGGACCATGTAACACCATTTCCTGTTCCAATAATGGATGACCCGCTTGCAGAATTGCCCCAAACGATTCCGTCAAACGAATAAGCAACACCTCCAGAACCGACTGCAACTAATAAAGTGCCGCTCCACGTGATACCATTACCAGAGGAAAGCATCGACGTTCCTAATCCAACCCATAAGATGCCATCGTAGGAATAGGCAATGGAATTTACTCCAGAGCCGACAGCAAACCACGCATTTCCATTCCATACAACGCCTTTTCCAACAGTAAAGATGGCAGTTCCAAGTCCCGTCCAACGAATACCATCAAATGAATAGGCAATTGAGTTCGTCCCTGCACCGACGGCGATCCATTGATTGCCATTCCAGGCAACTCCATAACCAGCGATTGTGAACACAGAAGAGCCAAGACCTCGCCATTGCATTCCATCCATTGAATAGGCAATCGTATGCGTTCCTTGACCGACTGCAATAACAGGATGTTGAATGAATGTGCTCCCTATGCCGGCATTCCATGCGATTCCACGACCTTCTGTGGCAAAAACGGATGTATCATTCCACGCAATACCATTAATGGAGTATGCGACAGAACTACCTCCTTTACCAACAGCAACCCATTTGTCACCACACCATGCTACACTGTTGCCATTGGTTGCAAATGGAACTTTAAGATTTCCTGTCCAATTGATTCCATTATACGAATAGGCGAGAGTATGAGTGGTTCCTGAACCTACTGCAACAAACATACTGCCATTCCAGGCTATTCCGTTTCCAGATGCTGTAAAAATCGTTGAACCTGAATTCACCCACGATAATCCATCGGTCGAATAAAGAATGGCACCCACAGAACCTGCAGCACCTACCGCAATCCATTTATTGCCACCCCATACAACACCATATCCAGTGGTTAATATTGTAGATGTTGATGCTGTCCAGCTGGCACCTTTATAGGAATAGATAATGGAATTGCTACCGTTTCCACCTACTGCTACCCACATCGTCCCATTCCAAGCAATTCCATGGAGGGGATTAATCAGATTAATACTGTTTGCAACGCCCATCCAATTGATACCATCATAAGAATAGACAATCGTATAGATGGACCCTGTACCAACTGCAATAAACATCGATCCATTCCACGCTACACCGTTACATGTTGTTAATACAGTAGTAGCGGATGTCCATTTGATTCCGTCGTAGGAATAAGCAATAGAATTGGTGCTAGAACCAGTGCCTCCTGCCACCCATATCTGTCCATTCCATACGACTGCATTACATACTGTGAACGGATTGACTGGCGTAGCAGCTGTCCACGTGATACCGTCATAGGAATAGACAAGCGAACTCGACCCTTGACCTCCTGCTACCATCATATTTCGTGGGAAGGTAATGGTATGGGGTCGATGCGCATTATATGCGAGTTGTTGTCCCGCGGTTGTAAAGATTGTACTTTCAAGACCTCTCCACGAGGTACCATCATAGGAATAGGCGAGCGTATTTATTCCACTGCCGGCGGCGAACCACATTGTTCCGTTCCAGGCAACAGAATTTCCGCTTGTACTGAATACATTCGTTCCATATAGATTAAATGATGAAAGTGCTGGAAAGGCGCCTGCTGATGCGAGATAGATAAAACGATAATAACTATATCCAGCAGACGGTGATACGATATATCTTGAAATGGTGTTAGTTACTTGACCAGTTCGACTATCAATCGATGTCCAGCTTGTCCCATTATTTGATCCAGCGATTCGCCACGCGGTTGGATAATTACTAGATGGTTCATATATTGTATAGTATGATAATATTAATTGTGAGGGCATCTGGATTTGTACCCATTCTCCTGTATATACAGTTCCATCTACGGTAGTAGTTGCAGTCATAGGAGGAGTAACTTGCCAAAATGTTACACTGTTTCCGTCAAATGGTGTATAATAATTAGCTGTGTTATTGCGTTCGGATGAGCCAGATGCAGTATATGTACCTGGATAGCTTCCGCCAACAATAATTGATGAATTGCTTGACATAGGTTCTGGAGGAAATATTGCAGCAGTCGATGGTATCCATGTAATACCATCATAGGAATATACAAGTGTATTTATCGTTCCTTGTCCTGCAGCAACCCATTGTGTTCCATTCCACGCAATACCATATCCTATCGCTGTTCCTCCGAACATACTAACTCCACTACCTTGCCACGATATACCATTATCCGAATAAGCAATGGCGTTTGTTCCGTTTCCTACTGCTACCCATCGACTTCCATTCCACGCGATCCTTCTACATGTAGTAAACGGGGCTCCTGATCCAGTCCATGTGATTCCGTCATAGGAATATGCAATAGAATTACTAATGGAAACAGTACCACCTGCCACCCACATCATTCCATTCCACGCGACACAAAATCCAGCTGAGAAAGCGGTAACCGATGCCATGTTCCAAATGATTCCGTCATACGAATATGCGATGGTATTTGTTCCTTCTCCCATCACTACCCACATCATTCCATTCCACCCTACTCCTCTGCCTGCTGTAGAAAATACCGTTTTCCCTAGACCTGTCCATAAGACGCCATCATAGGAATAGGCGAGCGTATGATTCGTTCCACTTCCTACCGCAATCCACATCATTCCATTCCATAGAAGACCATTCACAGATGAAAAGAGGCTTGTTCCTAAACCGTTCCAGTTGATTCCATCATTCGAATAGGCAAGTGTATTGGAACCGCTGCCTCCTGCTACCCATCGATTCGGAACGGATGGACCATACGTGTATACTTGCGTACTATTAATATAGTCTGTATTGGGCTGTAAGATAACGCCGCTCGTTCTAATCACCACGTTATCACCATTTACGATTGATGTTTTTTTAAGAGTAGTGCCATATGCCATCTGAGTCACTGGATAGGTCTTCAATGATATAGAATTAGTAGAAAGAGTTGATATTGTGAGAAGTGTGGTGGCAATATTTCTTACAGTAAGTGTACTCACATTCAGTGTAGAATATCCCAGATTGATAGCATTGATGCTAGACGCGGTAAGACTAGAGGTCAGCATCATCATATTTACCGTTGCTGTATTTCCCTGAATGGTACTAGCATTCAGCGTTGTGATGTGCATTGTCGAAGCAGTCAATGTTGATACAGAAATCATTCTGCTAGTAATTGTACTACCAACCAACGTAGAGAATCCAATGACTCCATTACTGATCACCGTTGAACCCACAATGGAGGACATCACGAGTGTGCTACCTTGAAGCGTCGAGACCGAAAAAGAGACTACACCGTTTAGACTCGAAACCGTCATGGTTGACACGACGATTGTACTTCCTTGAAGGGTAGAAACGACAATAGCATTCACACGAATCGTCGATCCGATAAGACTGGATAGAATAAGTGTACTTCCTTGTATAGTGGACGCTGTTATTCTTCCACCATAGAGGTTCAGTGCCGTTAATGTTGACACTGTCAATGTGCTCCCTTGTGCAGTAGAGAACGTCAATAGATTTGTATAAAGAGTAGAACCTGTCGCCGTCGATACCGTCGTTATACTCCCTTGTAACGTGGAGAAAGACAATAAGGAACCGTTGGTGGTGGACCCTAACAGTCTAGAAACAAGCAAGGTACTCACTTGCAAGCTAGAAAACGTAAAAGGAGAAGTGGAGACGGTTGAGATAAACGCGGATTGTGAGGTAATGGTACTTCCTTGTGCTGTGGAAAAGACCAGATTTGTGGCGGATACGCTAGAAACAGTCAGTGTACAAGGTAAGCTAAGATTGTTCACATTTAATGTACTCCCCGCCATCGTAGAAAATCCAATGAATCCCGCCGAGAGACTTGAAACTTGCACCGTCGATACAGTAAATGTACACCCTTGTGCAGTAGAAAACATTATTCTATTCATAAACAAGGTAGAACCTGTCATACTCGAAGTGACAAGTGTGCTTCCTTGAAGGGTAGAAAACGTGACGAATCCGCTATTCATCGTGGAACCCGACAACGTTGAGACATTCATCGTGCTTCCTTGAGCAGTCGAAAACGTCAGTGACGAACCATAGAGTCTTGATGCGTAGGCAGTATTCATTGCGAGTGTGCTTCCTAGAAGGCTCGATGCTGTGATATTTGTTCCAGTAAGGGTAGAACCTGTGACAAACGACTGTACGAATAGCGTATTGACAGAAATAACCCTACCTGTTAGCGTGGACGCATCGATTGTATTTGCATTCGCGGTCGAACCTACGATACTTGAAATCACAATCGTGTCTTTCTGAAGTACGGACACAGTAAGAGTATTGCTACTCAGCGATGATGCAGTAAGAAGATTCGTAGTAGTTACACTTGCAGCAACGGTGGATACAACGAGATTGGTCGCGGTCGTGGTGGAGCCGTGTAGTGTAGAAAATACGGATAGCGTGTTTGTGCGAATGGTGCTTCCCGTCAGAGTTCTATAAGAAAGATTAATCGTACTGAGCGAACTTATCGTACACGTGGATTGAACCGTTAATTGACTAGTCACCGTCAGCGTGCTTCCGACAAAGGACGATACTAACATATTGGTCAAATTGACAGTAGAAGCATGTAGCGTGGAGACATTAATGATATTCGTCTGGAGCGAGGAGACAAATAATGTGTCAGAACGAATGGCATTCGCGGAGACGCTTTGGACCACACTTGTACTAATGAGCGCCGTGCTTGCATTCATCCTAGACACCGTGATACTTGACACATAAATGTTGTCAGAGGGAACCAGTTGACCGTTAGAGGAAGTAATGAGTGCATAATTGCTTGACACTGGATAATCATACCGACCCAGAAGATACGTATTGTTGGGTGATTGATCCAAATAGGTTCGAATCACCAAGGGGCCAGTATTAATAGTAGTGATACCCGAGGAGTCACTCATCTAGAATCGTCAAAGAATGAAAATCGACACACTTCGACAAGCCTCGTAATTACAAGTTTAAAGTTAAATATCCGGAACAGATAACAGGATGCCAGCGGGTGGAGGATTACTTCAACTTGCCGCAGTAGGAAAACAGGATGAGTTTCTCACAGGAAACCCGCAAATCAGTTTCTACAAAATGGTATACCGTCGTCATACGAATTTTGCAACCGAATCGCAGCCAATGTACTTCGACGGTACGCCCAATTTCGGACAACGCATTACGTGCCTGATTCCTCGCCGAGGCGATCTCCTTGGCAGAGTCTATCTTGATGTCGTTCTACCGCAACTAAGGGACACGAACGGGACAGCCTTGTCCTATACGAATTCCATCGGTCACGCTCTCATTCAGGAGATCACCTTCGAAGTGGGTGAGCAGGAGATTGATCGACAGACCGGCGAGTGGATGGAAGTATGGACTCAATTGACGACTCCTGCGAGTCAGCGATATGCGCTGAACGAAATGATCGGCCGTGTCGAGCCGTATAACTTGATCGACATCACACCGTCCGTCAGCGGCGACGGCCTTCGTTTGTTGATCCCGCTCCAATTCTATTTTTGCCAGAATCCTGGTTCGTATCTTCCTCTCTTAGCCCTTCAATACAGCCCCATCCGTATCAACATTACGTTACGTCCCGTTCAGCAACTCTTCTGGGTTCCTCCGCCGATTCCTCCCGCGACACAAGAGGGCTGGATGCCAGCGTGCTCGATTCAGGTAAGTTGCACCACTCCGATCACGAGTATGATGTTATGGGGTGATTTCGTGTATCTCGATGTGGACGAACGTCGTACCTTTGTGAGTGCCACGCACGAGTATCTGATTGAACAGGTACAGCACACGCCGCCATTCTCGATTACGGCCAATCAGACAACTGCGACGATTCCGATCGAATTCAATCATCCGATCAAAGAATTCGTGTTTATGATTCAGCGGGATACGATGCAGAATCGCAATGAGTGGTTTAATTACAGCAATTTGGCGATTGGTGAAACGACGCCTGGATTCGTTGCTCATTACATCAACTCTAATGCTCCATCGGGTCGCCTTGATCTTCTTTCGACGGCCAAGCTTCAACTGGACGGATATGATCGATTTACGGAGCGGACGCCGCAATATTTTCGACTTCAACAGCCGTATGAGCACCATACCAGCACTCCGATCAATTCGTTCATTTATAACTACAGTTTTGCTCTACGACCCGAGGACATCCAGCCGACGGGTACAATGAATGCCAGCCGCATTGATAGCATTGTATGGCAGCTTCAGATGAATACGGTGTTGACCAGCCCGTTGATTCCAGCCTGGCAGCAACGTGGTAGTTGCCGTGCCATCGTGTATGCACACAACTATAACATCTTTCGCGTGATTAATGGATTTGGCGGATTGTTGTTTACCATCTAGAGTGGGGACCTGCGCTCCCCACACCCCTGGCTGATATGATGGGGGTTGCGTTGCCTCTTTCCCCTGGCTTATAATTGGTTTATATATCACTATTTCTATGATGTTCTCAATATCATAGAAATAGGTATGATTATTTTTACGGGCTTTTTCCTAAAAAGCCCAACACTATGTTTATATAGTCCTTTTTAAAAAAGCCACTACGTAATGTTTTTGCGGGCTTTTTTAAAAAAAGCCCTAAGTAATGAGCTCGAGTGTCTCACAACTCGAATTCTGGCGAGAAGCTAGTTCCGACACAAATGAAATGAATAACGGTGAAGAAGGTGGTGAAGGCGGCACCTACTTATCATACAATGTCCTGATGGGTTTATCGGTTCTAGGCGGATTCTTTGCCTTAGATCACCTGTATCTTCGCTCTCCCCTGACATTTATCGCCAAACTCGTTGTCAACATCATGTGCTTTGGAGTCTGGTGGTTTTACGATGCTGCACAAGTAGTATTTAACAGTCACGCTGTGAAAGTGTTTGGTCTCGGCGTTCCAGGTCTTGGCCCTCAAGGAATTGCAGCAGGCGTATTTTCCAATCCTGTACACGACAAGAAACACATGAAGTTCTTTATTTATGCAGCGTGTCTTTTCTTTGGAGGTGTATTTGGTCTGGATCCCTTTATTATGGGCGACACGAAAACAGGTCTCGTTCGTGCGATCTGTATGATTTCTCTTATTTTTGCCCCCGTTTCACTGGGTTGGTGGGCATACGATCTATATCGATTCTTTTTTGATACAAAAACGGTGATCAGTGAAAATGCTGAATTCTTTGGTGCACCACAGCATTCCTTTCAAAGCGGGCTTTTATCCAAATTCCCATTTCTAAGCGCCTTTTTTAGTCCGATAGAATGGATCAAGACGTTTCTTCGCGATATCATCGGTGATGCCATTAAGCCGATTACGAATACCGCACAGATGGCGATTAGTACGGTCGATAACGTTGTTAAGACTGCGGATGATACGGTTCAGCTGGGTCGCAATGCGATTTCAAAGGGGGCCAATATTGTGGGTCAGATTTCGAATACGGTAGAGAAAGTATCGCAGGCGACGCAGATTCTACCAGGCGTCTCCCTTTATTCTAGTATTACGCCTGGATCTGTTCAGAAGGAGCTTGGAGGCACGACTGGACAAGCGAATGCGAAAGGAACGGAAGCGAATGGTAAAGCAGTAGCGGCTGCAATGGTCGGCGGCGCGATGATGACGGACTTAAAACCGATTCACTACATATTATTAGTTACTATCGTAACAATTGTGCTTGGAGGAGTCATTGTTACATATCACCGATCAAAAAATGTCCCAGTCCAAGACGAACGAGATGATTCCCCTCCCCAGCCAGGAGTTCTTCGAAAGCCTGATCAAACGACCAACAAATAACGGGCCTTTTGTCCCAATATCTATAACCAGATTCACGGCTTCTTGGTGCCAACCTTGTAAACGAATCGATGTACAGGCACTTTTGAATCTGAGCGATCAAATCAAATGGTATGTATGTGACATTGACGAGAACGAATATACAGCAGGATATGCTGGTATAAAGACCATTCCGTGCTTTCTTGCCATTGTAAATGGAGTTCCGCAGCCACTTTTTCAGAGTTCGGATACGATGAAGGTTGTGGAGTGGATTAAGGGAGGGTTCAAGGCCTGAAAGGCCTACTACGTTCAAGGCCTGAAAGGCCTACTACGTTCAAGGCCTGAAAGGCCTACTGCGTTCAAGGCCTGAAAGGCCTACTGCGTTCAAGGCCTGCTCTAACTCGCAAACATTACTCTCCCACGCCCTTCTTTCACCACATACACATTCCATCCTTCCGTAAACAACCGCATCTCAGCCTTTCGCTGAGCCAGTACCGCATTGGAGTTAATATTCGCCAATTCGATATAAAGCGTAGGACGATCCGCGGTTGTCAGATTTACTGTTCCTTCAGGCTGCCGCTCCGCGGGATAGATCGTTCCATATTTCTCACCCGTGGACCAATTCATTGATCCGATATGCATTCCATTTGCCTTTTCATCTTTGGCGTGTGCATTCAGTTGATTCCAGACGAGTGGTTCGTACAACTCTTCTCGATCGCGTCCCGCGATCAATAGTTTCAAATCGTAATAAAATTCGCCATAGGGAACAGTATAGGGCTGCACACCAGCTGCCACACGGGAATCGAAATAATCATTCGAAAACAGATCAAGCCGATTCTGATCCAGTGCATTTTGCGATCGAAAGAACCAGACGAGCCGTTCGGTGGGATGACGCCCATCCAGACGCCGTGTCACGGCGGCGACGCCGCCTTTATCCAACGGAATGAAATCGAGTTCTCCAAATGTAAACAGATTATCAAACTGGCGACGAAACGGGATTTCAATGGCTTTTGAGCGTAATTCCTCTTGAATCGCAGGAGATACGTAATGTTGGATGGTAGACAAAAGAATGCGCGGACCGCCTATCTGGATACGCGAGAGAGGAGTAAAAGAATTTACGGCACCGTCGCTAAAGGTATATCGCATCGAAGGGATCGACCACGGCGCGGGTTTGTACATGGTCGCATCGCTGCAAACGACAAGGTCCTCTAGTTTTCGAAGTGTACCCTTGATGCGAAAATTCTGCCACGGCATTGCGACAAGAGGGAATCCCGCATCACCAGGACACTGCGTGCCAGGCAGCGGTAACACGATTCGAAGGGATCCAGGAGTAGCTCGCAATTGAATCCCTCGATCGGTGAGCTGACCGTTAGACACCGTATCGAGTAGCCCCGCCTTCTGTTGCCGTAAAAAGCTACTGTTTGACGAACCTTCTGTCATTTGTTTGGCCAATAACCCGTCGCCTGACCATTCTTGAATGAGAAACTGATCTTGATAGAACTGGATCTTCTCAAATAGGAAATAGGCGACATAGTTGACATATCCGTAGGACACGCCATTCAGATCCGTGATCGGAAACAGTCCGTTGGCGCGCTCGGGAGAATACGCCTGGCCATTGGGCTGAACGGGGAGAGAAGGGAGCCACGTAGGCAATTCGATTTCGAGAGCGCATTCGGTTAATACGTCGCCATAGGCGTCAATCTCCACTTCGAAGCTTTTCCCAAAGGCAGCGTCGGCCAACGGCACCGCGGTGCGGCGTTCCGCCAAATGGGGAATCGATGATTCGTAACGAGCATCATAGGGAAATAGACTGTCTTTGGAGTCTTTTACGAAATAAGTGTCTTTTACACCACGTGCAACGAGCTCAAAGAGAGCCCCTTGCCCACTGGAGGCGTTGATGGTCGCCATTCTACTGAAAGGCATGGAAGGAACGGTTTATGCTGTAAGCCCGCGTACAAGCGAGAGGAGGAGTCCAGAAAGGAATGACAGACCGATAGCCATTGCGAGGTTAAAACGAGAGACGAGAACAATAAAGACGGCAAGGCTGGAAAGAACGGATATCATCAGAATTCCCATCCCTTCCGCCATCATTGCACGCTCGTCGATTTTGGTCACGCTGATGTTTTTCAGAAATAACGTGTTGAGTGACGCCGTAAGGAAGGAAGCCAGGACAATCACGGCGACCATTCCGCGCCAATCCAGTTTGTATGAAAACGCAGCCATATAGACAATAAAAACATTGATAAACGCCACTACTGCCACTTCAACGGTCACTTCTTTGGGTGTCAGATACATGTTCTACTGTCATATAACAAAAATTGATACACGCGTCGATGTGAAGGAAAGACAACATGGCGAATCTAGTGATTGTGGAATCGCCTGCGAAGTGTCAAAAAATCCAAGGGTTTCTGGGAGCTGGGTGGCGAGTGATTGCCAGTATGGGCCATATACGCGCTCTGCAGCACAGCATCGATGCGGTGGGTATCGAACGCGATTTCGAGGCAAAATATGAATGGATCAAAGAAAAATCAAAGGCAATCAAGCAGTTGAAAGAAGCCGCTAAGGATGCAAAGGTAATTTATCTAGGGGCAGACAAGGACAGGGAAGGAGAAGGTATCGCGTATGCGGTATGTCTCCTCTTAAAACTCAATCCGAAAACGGCGAAACGAATCACTTTCACCGAAATCACGGAAAAAGCCATCAAATATGCAGTCGAACATCCACAGACACTCGATATGAACCAGGTTTACGCACAACAGGCTCGCGCCTTACTCGATATGATGATTGGATTTACGATTAGCCCGCTATTATGGAAATATGTGGCACCCTCGTTATCCGCGGGACGATGCCAGACACCCGCCTTGCGTCTCGTGATCGAACGCGAGGATGCCATCCAGGATTTTAAGGCATCATCGAGCTGGCAACTTCACGCAGCCTTTCGACATCCATCACTCTCATTCGATGCAAGTATGACGGACGAATTAGAGGACGAAGAATCGGTAATGAATTATATGGAGAATATCTATCAAGTTACGCACGGGACTATTACAAATAATGAAATCAAACCGTGGTCGGAATCTGCACCGCCTCCATTGATGACGAGTACGCTGCAGCAACAAGCCAGTGCACTGTATGGTATGAATCCGAAAAATACAATGAAAATCGCACAGAAATTGTATGAGGCGGGTCATATCACGTATATGCGAACGGATAAGGCGGTATTGTCGGAAGAAGCGGCGATTGCCGCGAAAGAATGGGTGAAAACGGCGTATGGTGATGAGTTTGTAGGACAGGAAAAACAACTAAAAGCGCAAGCAAAGCAGCAAGTGCAAGCAAAGCAGCAAGCACAAGAAGCACACGAAGCGATCCGTCCCACACACATGGAGGCAGAGACGGTGAACGGTGACGCCTACGAAAAGAAACTATACCGCCTGATTTGGCAGCGAACCATCCAATCCGTAATGTCGCCCGCACGAGGAGAGACTTGTCACCTCACCATTCAATTACAAGGTGATACCGATTTCAACTGGCTTGCACGGTGGAAACGCACTACCTTTGAGGGATGGAAACGTGTCGGCATAATTGCAAACGTAGACGACGACGAGACCCTACTTGAACAAACCACCGAATGGGAGAAAGCGTCCTTGATGAAACGAGGCGACATCGTTGAGTGGACCAACATAAGGGCAGAACAGAAAGAGTCCAAGGCAAAAGGGAGATATACGGAGGCCACCCTTATTCGCGAGATGGAAACGTACGGTATTGGTCGACCTTCCACCTTCGCGTCACTCCTCTCCGCAATTCAGGAAAAAGAGTACGTCACACTTCGTGATCTTCCGGCCAAAGAGGTTCTCGTCACGGAATATCGGATCCATCCGAGAGTCTGGCCGCCCTCTCACTCGGAAACCAAAAAGAAAACAGCTGCAGAAAAAAACAAGCTCGTCCCCACGGATCTGGGAAGATCGGTATGGAATTGGCTGAAAACACAGTTCGACGATCTCTTTGCCTACGGGTTCACTGCCCAGATGGAACAACGTCTCGATCAGATCGCTCATCCGACAAATGATCAAGAAACCTGGAAACCATTGCTCAGAGAGATCTGGAATTCCTACCGAGCCCGAGTGGAGAGTTTGGGATCCGCTTCTGAATCCAAAGATCGATCCAATCCAAAGATCCGGACATTCTCCACCGGCCTGAAGGCCGTCCAGTCTAAGAAGGGTCCGATCTTGTTAATGGAGGGAGCAACAAAGGACGACACACAATTCTTCGGATGGCCTAAGGACGTCGCGTTTGATCAGATCACGGAAGAGCAAGCGATCCAATTTCAAAAAGATCAAAACATCCTCCGGTCCGGATCAGACTTTGGGGAATGGAATGGAAACCGAATTCAAAAACGATCTGGGAAATTCGGATCGTATCTCCAATCTGGATCGATCTCCATCCCGTTTCAAGAAAATGAACCGATCGAGGAAACCGTTCGCCGCCTCGAAGCGAAGCAGGCCGGGGGCGGCGGAGCCGCCGGAGTGATCCGAGCCTTCAAGGAATTTTCGATCCGGACAGGCCCGTATGGGCCGTACATCATGAAACCCGCCCTCAAGAGCCCCCAATTTGTGTCCTTACCGAAGGGCATCGATCCACAGGGTTTAAAGGAGCCCGAAGTAGCAGCTCTCTATAAACTCGGCCTCGAAGAGAAGAAACGCCACAAGAAATACAGCCGAGGGCCTAAAGCCCCCACCGACTCATCGTTCCTTCCCGCGTCAAAATAAAAAAGAAAACAATAGATAAATGGAGCAGGGCGTCAAAATGATCAACGGAAGCGATCCTGACGTAGAGATGCGAAATGAAAGTCCGCAAAAGCAACGTTCACGTTCCGTTTCCCCTATCCGAGGCCCTCCTGCACCAGACGCGCCTCCAAAGGAGAAGCGCTTTTTAAACGGATGGTCACGGGAACAAGAAATTCTGATGGCCGAGTGGAGCGATCTAGCGATGTGTTATCGATGGCTCCACGACAAATCGGAGAAATATTATCACAACAAAACATTATGGATCAATTTACCAGTCATCATCTTGTCTACGTTGGGTGGAACGGCAAACTTTGGTATCCAGTCTCTCTTCAGTGATGATACCACAAAGAAATACGCGAGTTTTGCGATTGGAGGCGTGTCTCTTTTTGCAGGTCTATTAACGACAATTGGAAACTATTTACGGTATGCGCAATTGGAGGAGTCGCATCGTGTGGCATCCATCGCGTGGGGCAAATTTCAGCGGTTGATTGCAGTAGAATTGGCGTTGAATCCAGATGACCGAATCGACTCTCTGGATTTTCTAAAGATTTGCCGCGCGGATCTTGACCGGTTGATCGAACAATCTCCGCCGATTCCTGAAGAATCTATTCGTTTATTCGAGGATAACTTTGGAATGATCGCTGATCTGAAAAAACCAGACATCTGTGGCGCACTAGAACATACACGTGTCTTCGAAAGCTCCCAGTCGCGCTTGAAACAGGTCCTCAGTGATGCCGCACTTATGATTCGTCACAAGAGACGGACACTGAATGAACTCCTTTCCCCACAGATCCAAGACACGATCAAGAAACAAGTAGAAACGAGACTTCAGGAAGCTCTGGAAGAGCGTAAGAACACATTAAAAGAGGAGCTTGAACGAGAGAAAGCAAATATTCAAGAAACAGAAGAAGAGTATCGTCGCGCAATAGAAGAGCGAAGACGAAAGATTCACAGTGATATTGATAACGAGTTACAGCATAAGAAACAGGAAGTGAGCGTCCCAACTGTAAAAGCAACGAAACCACGTCATTCGAATTTTGAGAATCGCCTTCAATTAAAGTCGAATCCGTTGTTTTCCACTCGTCGCGGAATCACACCTGAAAAGAAACACGTAGAACCAGCGAAAGAATCCTTGCAGTTTGCAAATCTAACGGAGAATGCAAACGTAGTAATGATTCCATCATCGGAACAAGTGGAAAAAGTAGATATGTAAACACAGTAAACGCCGTAAACACGTAAAAATTGAAGAAGTTGTGAGCCAAAGATAAGGCGCACACCATGCGAATCGATAAGGAATCCATTCTTCATCTCTTTTACCATCATCTCAGCCTCAAGACGTTATGGCTCAAAACTAAACTTCGACACGTTCACGTCGCAATGATTATTAAACGCGGAAAAATGATCGCAATGGCAACGAATACAGTAGGATCTCGCGCACGAGGCTGCGGATACGATGACCGAACCATTCACGCCGAGCGTGCCGTATTGAAGAAGCTGGGCGATTATACTAAATTAGCAGGTGCCATCCTGATTGTCTTTCGTATTTCACGAGGTACAAATGAGCTGGTCGAGTCAGAACCGTGCGAACATTGCAGGCCGCATATGGAAAAATGCATGAAAGAGTATGGGCTGCGTCGGGTGTATCATTCTTGACCTTTAGGGATCTATCCACATCATTATCAGAAAAAGGGGTGTTATTTTTAATTTCATTTTTTATCAAATATGAAATTAAGGAGAAACGGCCGAGGATGGATTTGAACCACCGACATGTCGGGCAACAACCGACCGCAACTGCCACTGTGCTACTCAACCTCTCTCCACTCTTTCCGTAGAAACTAAAAGCGGATTTTAAACGCACTATTACCCTTAATAGAACAATTTCACAATTTCAACCAATTCTGTATTGTTTTCTGTATTAATCCGATATATTTGTTTATCAATTTCATCCATTAGTATAACAATACGATCCTCTAAATCTGTTTTGTTATTTTTAGTATGATCAGGATTAAATCGAATGTATATCCATTTTCCACTATGAATCATGTATAAATCATCATAACGAATCACTTCATCGTTTCTATCATAGCTTTGATGTGCAAATTCGTCTGTTTCGATTGCTAAAATAGTATTTCCAATTAGTTTTCTATGATCAATACGTCTACGATGTGTGCAATCACATCCACCTGTATATAACGGTTTATCGTGAATAAATCCAGTAAATCGTTCAGAGATAGCATTACGAACTCTGATCTCTTTTGTGTGTTCGTGAATTACTTTAGAGCGGGGATCATCTGGGAAAAGACGCTTGAAACATGTTGCACAATACCAATCATTGCGTATACTTCCACATCGCGAATCTATCCAATTAATGCAATTGGGACATCTTCGTCCGCCACCATGTGCGCCACATTTATTAGTATTTCCTTGTGCACCCTTAGTACATCCTGGTTCGATACATCGTTCTCCACCGCCATGTTTTTTACATCGGTCACTTTTAAAGGCAGAAAGTTTGTTACACTCTGGCTCAATACACCGTTTTCCTCCACCGTGTAAAGTACATTTCCCATTTTTAGTATCGACACGCCTATTACAGTTTAATTCGATACATCGATACCCTCCACCGTGTTCATTACACATATTCGTATTACCTAGAGCTGCTTTATTGCATTGTGGATGTGTACATCGTTTACCACCACCATGTGCAATACACTTCTGAGTTACTCCCTTCGCACTTTTTGTACACTGTGGCTCTATACAACGCAACCCACCTCCGTGTTTTTTACATCGTTCTGTGCTTCCAATCGCGCCTTTTGTGCAGTGTGGTTCTGTACATCTTCTTCCACCGCCGTGTTCGATACACCTTTCGTTTTTACATTGAGTCGTTTTAGTACATGATGGTTCAATGCAACGTTTTCCACCACCATGTGACTTACATTTATTTGTTTTATCAATACTACTATTTTTACATCCTGGTTCAATACATCGCTTTCCTCCTCCGTGTGCCCTACATCTATCACTTTGTACTCTTGCCCCATTTTTACACCCTGGTTCAATACATATTTTCTTCCTTGTTCGATGATCCTCACAATATTTTCCTCTAGGAATGACTGTACTAGAACATCCATGTTTTTTACATATCTGTTCTACTACATTACTCATGATTGTTATAATTTCTTCTATCATATTTCCGTTCTTCAAATTTATGCAACCCGTACACCTCTCAGATCACCTCGATCGCGGCCCGAGGCTGATCCTGCCGACACAGTGGACATTTGAACCGCGTTCCTGTATGACATTTGATCTGGAGCACGCAGTGCTTGTGGAAAATATGGCCGCACATCAGCTTGCTCCACACGGACGCAATCGTGAGGTACTCCTCGTCTTGGCAAATAGAACACATATCAATGTACGTGATCTTACTGATATCACAAGAATGGCAACATTTATCCCCCTTTTCAACCAGATTTTCCATACAATGATGGCACATATACAAGTGTTTGACATCATATTTCTCCATTTTCTGAAGAAGCGCGATAACAATAGGGACGGGTTCACACGGTTCGACGGGTGTTTCGTGTAAGGCAAGAATATGATCCGTTTCACACAGTTCAATGGTATATATCAATCCGGCGATAGAATATTCTCCATCGATCATCTCGTATTGTTTTAATAGGGTAGACATGGTTAGTTTGGCGTAATGATTGATATGTACCGAAAATCGATATTCACACGGTAGTCGTTCACGTCCATCAATCGCCAGATTTAATCGTTTTTGTAGGCAAAAAACAGCCTTTTCCAATCGCGGAATATGAAGCAACTCACCGGTTTCAATCCGGCGGGGCATCCTGGTAAGGTGAGGGAAATAAAATATGATATTACAGTATAATGCCTCAAAGACGTTCTAATCAAACACGTCGACGTCGTCGAGGTGGTGTACTAAATAGCGCAAAACGTCGTGGTGCAGTATGGGTCGAAGCAGCGGGTGCGGTGTGCGAGGTGATTGCGGGTGTGGTTAAACGATGTTTTTCAAAGAAGAAGAATAATAACAATAATAACAATAATAACAATAATAGGAACTATAACTACATGAATGGATATGGGCCATCTAATGCTAGTTTCACGGCACCCAAACAATCATATCCTAAAAAAGACAATGGACAACGGAGGTCTCTACGACTCGCAAGAAAGTTAAACCCATAGGTGCGATAAAAGTATCTTAAAAAAGAAATACCTGGAATACTAGATGGAAAAAATCTGTCCGAAATGCGTGGCGGATCCAACCAGTCATTCGTTTAAAAAAGTGGCGGATAAAAACGGGGTTGTGATTTTTTATACGCACCCGTCGAAAGCGAAGCTATACGATGATATGGATGGAATCTTGACACACGTAAATAATATGTTTATGACGATTGGAAATAAGCCGTGGAAATGCGTCATCGACGGAGATGGGTTTGATATGAAACACGCGGCGGAGATTAATATAGGACGTGCTCTTTTCAATCTTCTTACTACAAAATACGGAGCAACAGTTCAGGAAATCACGGTGATCAATCCGACGTGGGCGATGGAAGGACTCGTCAAACTAGCGTCAATTGCCATGACAAAGGAGATGTTTGCAAAGGTGAAAGTGTTGGATGATCGTAAACGCAGCATTTTGGAGTTTATTTGACGCATCGTTCGCAATCTTTAAACAAGCCAGGAATAAACTGACATTTACGAATGCAGTCTATTTCCTTTTTACTTAGCTTCTTCTTTGATGTTTTCGAGCGCTTACCATTTTGTTCGATCGTAACCTCCTTATGACCTTTTTTGCCGCGAATGGTGACGCGCTGGGTTTTGGTGCGACGGGAGCCGTTTCGGATGTCGGAATGGACCTGTGTGGATTCGTAGCGGAATTCGGGGGTCATCTCTACTAACGGAGCTTAAAGATCGTCTGGGATGATAGGTTGTGGAGAAGATCCACATCAGCGAGCGTGTGCCGAATGGGAAGGCATGCGACTTAAGATCGCAGGAGAAATCAGAGTGGGTTCGATCCCCACCGCTCGCATTTTTTGTTTTGAGAATCTAAAAGATGTTCAACACAGAAATATAGAAAAGATGGGTTATCTTTATAAAATCACAAATAAAATAACGAGAAAATGCTATATAGGTGTAACCGTACAAGCAGATTGTCAATCGAGATGGAGAAAACATATCAATTCTCTAAAATACAAAGAGGGTTGCCCTTTGCTAAAGAAATCAATGAAGAAACACGGCGTAGAGAACTTTACCTTTGAAATCCTTATTATTTGCTTTGATGAAGACGTTGTGAAATACGAAAAGGAATATATCAAGAAATATAATTCACAACAACCAAATGGTTATAATATTCTATCGGGAGGTCAAATTGGAGACGGTCGTGTGGGATATAAACATTCACCAGAAACGATTGAGAAAATTAAAGAGAAGGGAAGACAATTTCGCGAAAAGAACCCGCAACATTTCGAGACGTATCGAGAAAAACATAAGAAATCATTTGAGCATATTGACTTTTCAAGTTGTATAAAGAACTCTGAAAAGTTTCAAAAAGCAATGACTGAACGAAGAGAACAGTATACGAATGGTACAAAAAAGATGTCGGACGAATATAAAAAAAAATAAGCGAAGGATTAAAGAAATATTTTAATACAGATACACCTGAACGGGCACGCGCATCTGAAAAGCAAAAAGAAATCATTAGAAAAGCCCTAAGTAAACCAGTCATACAATATACAATTGACGGTGTCATGGTAAAAGAATACCCAAGTATCGCCGAAGCAGATCGAACATCGACTATCAAAAAAAGTAATATTCAAAACGTTCTTTCTGGAAAAACCAAAACAGCAGGAGGATTCATATGGAAATACAAAGAGGGTTACAACAAAAACCCAAACAACAGCATGGCGCAGGCAGTTGATTCTGCGACTATGATGACTTCCATTATATTCGCAGCGCAGGAATAATGACAGGCGACTCCAATGGAATTGCCTGTGGCTCCGCCGTCACACGAAGTGTCTCCACATATCTGTCCACTACGATCGGCAAATTGAATGCAATCAGATGATGAACGGCGTGTAAATAATTATATTCATAGGTCACCGCTACGAAAAAGCAGGTCAAATCGAGCACTGCCAAGCCGATACCGAGATGCAAATAAGGATTGCGAAAGGCAACCGAATTCATTTTTTGGAAATGGACGCCAGTGATCATCAGTGTTAGAAACGCAGTCACGGGTAAAACAATCACAGCACCCAAATTGCTGTATACCATCGATAGGAGAATGGTCTGGATCAAGAAGAGCTCGGTGCGGAGTTCGTAGTGATTTGATAGCATTAGATAAACCGAGAAGAGATAAATGGATAGGTAGGAATAGACTCCGTCGAGGAAATCAAAGAGACCATTTTCGTTGATGCGATAGAGACCTGACCAGTTCAAATGGTGAAAAAAGGAAAAGATTGAGTTGAAAAGAATTTGTAGGGAATAAAAATATTTACGTCGGTGCTGGTAGTAAATGATGCAGGGAATAGAGGACAGGTTGCTGAGAACGACAAAATATGCGCTCATTGCTATAGTAATGATCGCCCGCTTTAGTATCCACTGCGCGGTCGTATCCGCCGCTTTAGGAGGCCTAAAAGTAGCACCCGACAAAGAGAGAAGCATGCCGAACGATTGTGTGAATCATATGACCATTACGTGTAAGGAGGATGGAAATCCAATCTTTGATGAGATCAAATCGATTCCCTATATTACGATTACACAGGTTGGCAAGAGGGGAATTCGATTTGAATATGTGAGTGCGTGGGAGCCATACAACGAATGGCTGGAATACATTCTTCGGAAATATCCGACGTGTTGGGCGAAAAACGAATGGATCTCTGAAGATGGGACGGCAGGATTATGGATTGGCACGGCGGAGAAACACAAGGAGGCGCGATGGATTGATCTTTCGCTCGAGGATGAGGTTTATTTCTTTGGATAAGGAGCCTAAAGACTCATTAAGTGAGTAGGGTGTGGAGAAGGCGGCATGGCTGAGCGGTTTTAAAGCGGTTGATTACTAACCAACTGGACTATGTCCTCGTAGGTTCGAATCCTACTGCCGTCGTACCTCCACCTATAAGCCTCTGTGGCACAATTGGCAGCGCATCTCTCTTGTAAAGAGAAGGTCACGAGTTCGATTCTCGTCGGGGGCATTAGACATGTAAACATGTCGATTTTTATCACTCAATAAAAATCGGTATGATATAATAGAATGTTGTATGGAACACATAATAGTTGTACGTATGGTTCATTGCTAAATGGGTGTTTATTTATGGTTACACCATGGGTAAAAAATCAATCCCTGACCATCTCTGAGCAGTTAGAAAAGGGCATACGATGGTTCGATTTTCGTGTTTCGTATGAAAAGGGGAACCTCTATTTGTCGCATACGTTTTTGATGGATCATACATTACAGTCGATCATGGAAGAGTTCGATAGTTATTTTAAAAGAAAGCCAGATTGTCCGTTTATCATGATAAATATCCGCGTTGATTTTAATGATCGGGCGAATCAAGCCGTCATTAACCCCCTCGTTCAGGAGATATTATCATGGTACAAATCGTTGTGTATAGAAAGAAACACGTTCGATGCTACGATTCCTCTCGTAGAAAATAAAACAACATGTAAAATTCTATTCTATAATTCAGATGCAACGCTCTCTCATCCGTCTATTTTTCCAAGTGATTTGATGCCGACCTTATATGGATGGGACGCGGGATCGATAGACGCATTTGAAGAACGACTGATAAAGATCGATGATGTGTATCGTACCCAGACGCAACCCTTTATCTACCCAAACGAACGAATGATCATGTTTGATTATTCAAGTAATGCGCCCTTATGGTATACTGATAAACAACAATTACAACTGATGCTACAATATAAATCGTTTATTAATAATAAAAACCCCACGATCCTTTCTGGAAATCATATCGAAGACATCATGGCTATTTTTCAAGAATAAATGGAGCCTAAAGACAAATTGGATGTAACACATCAGAACCAGGAGGGTTCGCTAAAGCCCATTGGCGAAATTTGGATACCGCGTTTTCCTTCTAAGAAAAAGATTGTGAGTTCAAGTCTCACATGGGCTATAGGTTTATAAGAGTCGGTTTAACCGATTCTTATAAACTGTGTTCAAAGAACATAAAGAAAAACCCGAGTCACCCATTAGATGGGTTGTGGCTGCGGAGCAAAAAAAGGCTCGGCCGCACCGGTTCTTCAAATGGACCAACTATTAGCCCCGACAGAATGGGGCCCTATATTATGGAAATACTTACACTGTATTGCGGAGCGAATTGGCGCATCGGGAAATAAAATCATTGACACGGACCAGGCGAATTACACGGAAACACTGTTGACAATGCTTCCACTTATGATTCCCTGCACGGAATGTCAGACACACACTGCTATGTATCTAGCGGCGAACCCCTTGCCGCCTCTAAAGGGTCTGTATGGTCAGGATCTTCAAAACGTAACACGCGCGTGGCTCTTTGCGTTTCATAATGCGGTCAGAGTTTCAAAAGAGCAGCCGATTATGATTTCCACAGTGGAAGAATGCAAGGCGGCGTATGTGAATGTAACGGTCCCGAAATGCGAATACACGGCATTTATTCAAAGCGTGGCGGCGGCGGTAAGACAAGGATGGGTGCGAATTGAAAATTGGCGGAAATGGTATAGTAATTCGGAACGCATTCGGATTATTACAGGGAATATCATTATTGGATAATAAACCAATCACCGTATATGGTGTTGTTACAGGCTTTAATCGCTTTAGCGTTTAAAGCGTGATCCCATGTCGCAAAGCGGCAGCTGCAGGCTTTAATCGCTTTAGCGTTTAAAGCGTGATCCCCCAAGTATCGTTAATGAGCGTATGCACCGCATTCGCGGTGGTCTGTGACGCATAATGGGCCGAAATGGTATGAATACCTCCAAACAAACGAGACATACCTGCCTGGTCCGCCATATCTTGCCACGTGTCAAAGGATAGAGTAACAGGTGCAGCAGGGGTAACGCCAGGTTCAATCGCAGACGAGCCCGCTGGCAAGACGAAATCACCGAACGCAGCCGTCTGATTGGAGGTAAACGACGTCGAGTATAGCGTCTGTAGGTCGTAGGTGACTGTATTTTTAGTAATCGTAGCACCGAACCATTTGTTCATCGTATTTGCAAATGCTTGGGTAAAATGACTGTGACCTGACGGGAAATCAGGGAAGGGCGGAGTAACGAACGAACGTACTTGGTAAGGAATCCACTGATCGCCCGAAATGGTGCCATTCCATGACTCAATCATCAGACCGCTGTAGCGGCGACGAATCTCTTGAATGGGACGAGACTCCATAAAGGCATATTTCTGTGCCCAGGTGACACGTGCGCCTTCAAACAAATGGATGGCAAGATCCAGAAACGAATACATGATAGTCGGGCAACTAAATGTGTTGGTACGAATGTATTCTTTCCAGAGCCAAATAGACATTAGAGGCGGAGACATGGTGCCTGGTGTGGATCCGGACCAGAATTCAGCAATCATCTTCTCATCGTCGGTCAGATTCTGCGCAATGTTAAGAACAGCATCGATTTCCGCGTCACGGTCGTCGCCTGTTGCAGGACTGACGAGCGTTTGAATATAGGTCTCATCATTTGCCGATAAACAGGTGGACGCAACAGAGTTCCACGAATAGGTCAAATACTTCTGCAGATTTCCATTCACAGTAAGGCGAGTCCACTCCTGTTCCCGAGGAAAGTCGCCAATCGGATTGACGGTCACGCCATCCACCACAATGGTCTGATTCCAGTTCGCGGAAGAAGTAGGCTGCGCCGTGCCAGCAGCAGCAGAGCCATCCGCTAAGCGGTTGATGTACCACGTGCTCCATCGAGCCGCCCAATTATCCCAT